AAGCTCTACTTGTAACTTCATCTGTATTGGGTGCAAAAACTGCGTCTCTTATTAAGAGCGCTGGAAATATTATGGTTGGCGTTAAGAGTTCTGAGAAGATAAATATTTTAAGCACAGACGCTATCTTTCAAGATGGTGCTTCTTGCGGCTTTAATGCTTCTGGTTCTACTACCTTTACTCAACGTACTGTAACTCCTGGTAAAATTAAAGTAAACGAAGCTTTATGTCCTAAAGACCTTGAAGCAAAGTATTTACAAAAAGCTTTACCTACTGGTTCTATGTATGACAGTATTCCTTTTGAGCAAGAGTATAGCGAAAAGAAAGCTAAAACTATTGCTGCTCAATTAGAAACTGCGTTATGGACTGGAGACACTTCAAGTGTGAATGTTAACCTTAACCGCTTTGATGGTCTTGTAAAATTAATAGGTGCTGCTTCAGGTGTTGTTGCTGCTAACGCTTCAACTTTTATTTCAGGTGCGCCTTTAAGCTCTATCACTGCTGCAAACGTAATCTCTATCTTTGATGGTGTTTACCAAGCAATCCCTGCACAAGTTGTAGCGGCTGACGATATGACTATCTTCTGCGGTCAAGATTTATTTAGAACTTACACTGTTGCTCTTAAAAATAGCGGTAGCTTCAATTACCAAATTGATGTAAAAGCTGATAGCGAATTTGTATTACCAGGTACTACAATTAAAGTTATTGCAGTTGCAGGTCTAAACGGAACTAACAAAGTTTACGCTATGCGTTTAAGCAATATGTTCTTAGGTACTGACTTATTGAACGAAGAAGAAAAGTTTGAAATTTTCTATGCTAAAGAAGCTGACCAAGTACGTTTCGTATCTGAGTTCAAAATGGGTGTAAACATCGCCTTCCCTGACGAAGTAGTGAAGTTTATTCTTGCATAATTTATAGGGTAGGTTGAAATATACCTACCCATTTTTTCAAACTAATTTAATTCAATAACAATGGCTTGTGCTTTAACTCAAAATTATACCTTAGATTGTAAAGACAGTTTAGGCGGTATAACCGAAGTTTATTTTATGGCAGCTGGAGATGTTACCTCTACAACTGAGGCAAGTGGTGTAATTACCGCTTTAGTAAAAGCATCTGGTAAAAGGTTCTATAAGTACGAACTTGTAAAAGGCACTTCTCAATTAGTTGAGAATGTTAATGCAAACGTACAGAATGGAACTATCTTTTATGCTCCTGAATTAACTATCGTATTAAACAAATTACAAGCGAACACAAGAAACGAAATCTTGTTGTTGGCTCAAAACACTTTAGTGGCGGTTGCCAAAGATAACAATGGCAAATACTGGTACTTAGGAAAACAAAGAGGCTTAGACCTTACAGGCGGTAGCGCAGGTACAGGAACGGCAGAAGGCGATAGAAGTGGTTACACTTTAACCTTCACAGGTGCGGAAGCTGCCCTTGCTCCAGAAGTAAACTCAACTGTGGCAGGTCAATTAACTACCGCAGGTTCTTAGGTTGTTTTGGTTTTGTATATAGATGCCCTCGGACTTAATTGTTCGGGGGTTTTTTATTTTGCAAACAATCGTGATAGTTTATATTTATAGTTGTGATAAGATTAATTAAGGGGCAAACCCAAAACATAATACTTACCTTGACTGAGAAGCAGCTTTTAACAAGCCCGAACTATCTATTTATTTTCGAGAATAGATCAACAAATACGGACATCAAATTTGTAAGGCTTAACAATACAGATATAAGCGCATACAAGGATAGGTACAACGAGTTCACTATTGTAGTTAATAGCTTCTTTAATACGGCTTTAAACGGGCAATACACCTACACAATCTACGAGCAAACAAGTACTACCAACACAAACCCGACGGGCTTAAACTTGCTTGAAACAGGCATAATGGAACTTGAGGGTACAACTATATCATTCACAGAATACGAAACAACAAGCACATTCACAATTAGACAATAATGGAAATACAAGTATTGACATTTGCCGAGGCAAAGCAACCGGAATATAAAGAGAAAAAAGGCGAAGGGTATATGCAGTATGGTCAAAATAATGACTATCCTCAATACCTATTAGACCTTTTTAACAAGTCAGCAAAGCACAATGCTATCGTAAGAGGCAAAGTGAACTACATTGTTGGTAATGGTTGGGCAGGAGAGCAGCCTATTGTTAAGCAAGTTAATAGAGAGGAAACTTTAAATGATCTAACTAAAAAGGTAGCTTTAGATATTGAACTATTTGGCGGTGCTTATATCCAAGTTATTTGGTCTGTAATGGGCGAACAAATCGCTGAGTTATGGCATTGTGATTATACAAAGATTAGAACTAACAAAGACAACACGCAGTTCTGGTATAAAGAAGATTGGAAAGCTACACGCAATCAAGAAAAAGCTGAGATATACAATGCGTTCAATCCTAAAAACCCTGTAGGTGTTCAAATACTTTATGTAAAGGAATACAGACCGGGTATGAATGTTTATAGCCTTCCGGGTTATTTCGGTGCGCTTAACTACATTGAAAGTGATGTTGAAGTTAGTAAGCACGTTTTAGGTAATGCTCAGACCGGGTTTTCTGCCAGTAAACTTATTACTTTACCAAACGGAGAGCCAAGTCCTGACGAGAAACGTGCAGTTAGCAGACAGTTTGATAATATGTACACGGGTGCAGACGGCAAGAAGTATTTACTTGCTTTTGTAAATGATGCAACAAGAAAGCCTATTGTAGACGATTTGGGTGCGAGTGATTTAACTAAAGAAGATTTTGGAAGAGTAGATGAGTTAATACAGAATAACATTTTTAGCGGACACCAGATTACAAGCCCTGACCTTTTTGGTATTGCAGTTCCTGGTCAATTAGGGAATAGACAACAGATGCGTGATAGCTACGAAATCTTTAACAACACTTATATTCGTTACAAGCAAATGCAATTAGAAGGTGTATTTAATATGCTTGGACAATATGCAGGGGTAACAGAGGAATTGATGCTACAACCTACCGACCCAATCGGTATTGATTTTAGCGAAAGCGTTATAAAGGAAGTAGCACCAAAAGAATGGATATTAGAGAAGCTTGGTATTGATCCAACTAAATACGGAATGCCTATTGAAAGTGAGCAACCAATGGCAGCAAGTCCTTTAAGTGTGAACGAGCATATTAAAGGATTGAAAGGTCGCGAGTGGCAAAATATGCAGCGCATTATTCGTGATTTTAACAAGGGTAAGATTACCAGAGAACAAGCAAGTTCTATGCTTAAGGGCGGTTATGCTTTGAGCGACGAAGAGGTTGCTACTTGGTTAGGTGCTGAAGATTTAGAATTTAGCGAACAAGATTTTCAAGTGTTCTTTGAGTTCGGAGAAGATAGAAACAACTACGAGGTTCTTAAAAGCAAAACAAGATTTAGCGACGATGCTGACTTTGAAATGTTTGCAGATGTAACACAATTACAAAGCAATATCTTGGACTTAATTGTTAAGGATAAAAGAATTACCCCTGAGGTAATAGCTGACACTTTAAAAGAAGATGTGGGTGCGGTTAAGCGTGTTATTGATCTATTAATCGAGAAGGGGTTTATTAAGACAAGCGAAGTAAAGCAAGGCAAAGGGATTGATAGTAACGTTATTATCGAAAGGGAATTAACTGCGCCTATTGGTAAAATTGTTGAAGCTATAAAGCCACAAACAACGCAGATTTTAATTCGTTACACATACGAGTGGAAAGCAGGTTTTAATGATAGCGATTTAGATACAAGCAGACCTTTTTGCAAATACTTAGTTACTGCTAATAAGTTTTATACTCGTAGCGATATAGAGCAAATGAGTGCAAGGCTTGGCTATTCTGTATGGGATAGGCGAGGCGGTTGGTACACTAAGCCGGGAACAAATACACATTCTCCAAGTTGCAGACACGAGTGGCGTTCAAACATAGTTAAAAGAAAATAAAGATGAGTTTAAACACATTATTCATAAGCGTACAGAATATTAAAGACAGGTCTGGCTTACACGCTAACGTAGACGAGAAACTTGTATTGCCTGAGATCAAAACGGCTCAAGATATTTTTATCCTACCGGCTTTAGGAAGTGCTTTATACAACCGACTACAAGCAGGTATCACGGCTAACAACTTAAACGCTAACGAGGTTTTATTGTTAGATAACTATATTGCAGATACTTTGGTACACTATGTACTTAGTGAATTACCTATGGGCTTATCGTACCAATTCTATAACAAAGGCTTGTTAAGGAAAGGTGGCGAGAATACAGAGAACCCTTCTATGCAGGATATGATTGATGTGGCGAATAGATACAAGACCCGTGCTGAGTTCTACAAGCAAAGAATGATTAAATACCTAAAAGAATATTCTACACTTTATCCTGAGTACTTGAACCCTGGAAGTGGCATTGATGCAATACACCCTGAGAATGATGCTTACACAACGAGCGTTTGGTTAGGAGATTTTGATTGCTGCGCAGGTAAAAGCTTCGAGGAACTTTATCAAGGGAATAGAGGTTGTAGTGATTGCTAATTATGAGTAAAGTAACAACAATAAAAAACCAAAATAAACTGCGTGTTTATTTAGAAAAAATTAAGAATGAGCCTGAGCCTAAACCAAATCACAAAGCAGATAACAACACTCGGAAGCGACCACGAACAAATTAACTTTGTTTACTTTGGCGATGTGTGGGAACGTTTGTCTAATGGCGAGGTAACTTACCCTGCTATGTTCTACACTTTAACGGGTGCAACTATAAACGCTAAAAATATTACTTATAATTTTAGCCTTTATTTTATGGACAGAATGTTAATGGAAGAGACAAACGAAACCGAGGTTTTATCTGATATGACTTTAGTAGGTCAAGACATTGTTGCGCAGCTACGTTACCCTAAAGCGATTTGGGATATTGGCGATACTGCACCTTTGACTTACTTTACTGAGAGTGATCCAGATTACTTAGCCGGAGTTAAGATTGATATTACAATGCAATTACCTTACTTAAATGACAGATGCCAGGTTCCGAGCATCTATAACTATACAGAATGATAGGCAAAAAAATTAACCAATTAGCTACCGAGTTAGCGCCAGTTAGTACCGATTTAACTATTATAGGAGACCCGGATAGTGGAGTAAGTAAGAAGATTACACTTGCACAATTAGGGGCGATATTTAGCGGTGCAGTTTCGTTTTATACTAACCTTGCAGCGTTCCCGACACCTGGAACAACTGATGTTATCTATTGCGCTAAAGACACGCAAAAACTTTATTTGTGGAGTGGTTCGGCTTATGTAGAAGTATTCCCTTCACAAGCTTTATTAGACACTTATCAATTAAGAAGTGAGAAGGGCAACGCTAATGGTTATGCTTCTTTGGATAGTGGCGGTAAAGTTCCTATTAGTCAATTACCGAGTTCTATTATGGAATACAAAGGAACTTGGAACGCATCTACTAACACACCGACACTTGCAAACGGAACGGGCGACACGGGAGATGTTTACATTTGTAACGTAGCAGGAACTGTAAACTTTGGCGCTGGTCCGATTACTTTTGCGGTGGGCGATTATGTGATTTATTCAGGTACTATCTGGCAGCGTTCAAGTGGTGCGGTAGGTACTGTTACAAGCGTAGCTGCATCTATTACAGGAGATGCGATAGGTATTACAGGAAGTCCTATAACAACAAGTGGAACTTTAGCTTTAGCCTTTGCGGGTACAAGCGCACAATATATAAACGGAGCGGGTAACTTAACTACGTTCCCTACTTCTTTAATTTCGGGTTCGGGTGCAAGTGGGCAAGTAACATTTTTTAACGGAGCGAATAGCGTAACGGGAACTAATAACTTTTTTTGGGACGCTACAAATAATCGTTTAGGTATTGGAACTACAACGCCCCAAAGGTCTATTGAGATTTATAATACTACTGCTGATAATCATTTGCGTTTAAGCGGTAATGCTCCGAGTGTATCAATGGGCGAAGCGGTAACGGGTTCTATATACCAAGCTAAGTTCGGTCTTGTAACTACAAACGGGCAATTTGTTTCGGCAGGTGTAGCAGGGGACTTTGTTATTATATCACAAACGGGTGCTACTATTATTGGTACAAGTAGTACAGAAAAAATGAGGGTAAATACTTCTGGTAACGTATCAATTAACAATACTAACAATACATATAAGTTAGACGTAACGGGAACGGGAAGATATACAGGTCAGCTTAGGTTAGAGTCCACTATTACGGACGGAACAAATACATACACGCTACCAAGTGCAACGGGAACTTTAGCACTTACTTCTCAAATACCAAGTGTAACGGGTTACGTTCCTTACACCGGCGCAACGGCTAACTTAGATTTAGGAACGCATACTTTAATTGCTGCTAAAGGTACTTTTTCAAGTTCTGGTAGTGGCGATACAGTTGGCATAACACATTCAAGCGGTAGTGGTATTGCTTTAAATATTACAAAGGGTGGTAGTGGCGAAGGCTTATACATAAACAAGACAAGTGGTAGTGGTAACGCTGCGACAATCATAGGCACTTTAAACGCAACTACTTTAGTTAAGTCGGGCGGTACATCTTCGCAATTTTTAAAAGCCGATGGTAGTGTAGATAGCACATCATACGGCACGGGTTCGGTAACATCGGTAGGCTTATCTTCTGCAACAAGCGGAGTAACTATTGGCTCAACACCTATTACAACAAGTGGAACTATTACTTTAGCTATTGCTACTGCAAGTGGTTCTCAACAAGGTTTATTAAGCAGCACCGATTGGACTACCTTTAATTCAAAGCAAAACGCTTTAACCAATCCAGTAACGGGAACAGGTACTACTAACTACCTACCTAAGTTTACAGGTACAAGTACAATAGGGGATAGTCAGATATTTGATAATGGAACTAATGTTGGTATCGGAACTGCAAGTCCTGACGCAATACTTCATATAGCAAAATCAAATTCTGGTGGCATAGGCGGTCAATTAGTAATTGATAACCCTGTCGCAGATGCTTTAAATAATGCGGTTGAAATTAGTTTTTTAACTGCGGCTGGAGCAAGTGGTAGTGGAATTAGAAATGCGAGAATACAAGCAGTTGAGCAAAATGCAAGTACCGGAGCAGCTAATATACAATTTTGGACATACAACGGAAGTACTGATGCAGAGCGTATGCGTCTTGACGCTTCAGGTAATTTATCAATAGGAAACACTAATGATACTTTTAAATTAGAAGTTACGGGAGAAGGTAGATTTTATCAATCAGCTACAAGTTCAACTGCTTATCTAAGAGTAGAAAATAATAGGTCAAGAAATGCAGCAGTAAGATTAACTACAACATTAGGAGATTATTATTTAGGTGTAGGGATAGGAGCAGACGTAAACCAATTTCAAATATTTGATGGTAATGCAGGAGCAACCCGTTTTACAATAGCCTCTACAGGAGCAGCTACATTTACCGCTGCTACTCAAGATGCTATACAAACTGTTGTTAGAATGTCAGGCAATAATGCTTCTGGTCAATTAAAAACATTAGATTTTAAATTAACGGCAGGAACTCCTTTGTGGACGATATCAACTGCGGCAGTAGGAACGGATGCAGGAATTAATATAATGCCAAACGGAAGTGCAGGATTGTCATTAGCATACTCTACAGGAGCAGCTACATTCTCAAGTAGTGTAACAACGGGTGGAAATGTTTTTATACCAAATGGCAATTACTATTATGCAAAAAGAAATACAAGCGGAGATAATATTAATGTATTAGGTTTTGCAAGTGGTAGCGATACATTAACAATTAAAGGTGGTACAAGTGGAA